CCGGCAGAAACTCCAATTTTTTCCAATGTGAAAAAAGAAACATCAAACGGCATTTTCGTCGAATGGCAAGTTCAGGAGCTGACCGCCGCGTCTGCTACTAACTACCACAACGAAGGTGCAACAACATCAACTGCTGCGGCGACACCAACTGCACGGATCGGTAACTATCACCAGATCTCAAAGAAGGTGTTTGCAACATCAGGCACCCTGGATGCCGTCGATTCCGCCGGGCGTGAGCGTGAGCATAATTACCAAAAAGTGCTAAAAGCACTTGAGCTTCGCCGGGACATCGAAAAAGCAATCGGTGACACAGACGTTGCACGTTCTGGCTCAGACCCACGCAAGTCAGCGTCTTTAACTTGCTGGATAACTGCCGGGTCAGTCGGGGCCACAGCCGGTGCCTTCGCCACAGGCGACGGAACTGACACAATCACTGGCGGAGACGACCGGGCGTTAACACTTGCCCTGATCGAAGACGGAATGCAAGATGCCTGGACGAATGGAGGCTCACCTGAGCTGATGATTGCCTCGGCCACAAATCGTGCCAACTTCTCAGACCTGTCAGCCTCTGGCAACTTGGTCAGCAACGACGTGAACATGACTGCCGCTAAGGAAGTCAGCTACGTCGGGTCTACCAGTGTTTTCTTGACCGACTTCGGTACTGTGCAAGCTGTTCCATCTCGGCTACTTGGAAACGACCGCGTGTTCTTGATTGATCCAAACTTTGTGTCAATCTGCACACTCAACGGACGTAACTTCCTTGAGCAGGAACTTAGCCAGGACGGCGATGCAAAAACTTCGCATCTGGTAACAGAGTGGGCATTGAAGCCTACCGCGCCTAAGGCACACGCGATGATTATGGACTTGAACGGTTCATAGTAAAACTGAGGGGGCGGGCAACTGCCCCCTCTCTTTCACAAGGGGAAAACATGAAGCGCGTTTTATACACAGACCCTCACACCGCCAAAGAGGTGGTAATGGATCAACAGTCTGATGGCACTGACATCATTGAAACGACCCAGAGGTTCGACGGACTAATCAAGCTGAATAAGCAGATGAATAACGACTACCGACCCAACGCAACGGTCAATACGCAGCGGCATGTACAGCATGTGGCGGAAATACCAAATGTCGTGTATAATCACCTGCTAGAGACACTAGGCCCGCCCGCCCAAAACCCAAAGGGCTGGAAGGCTTGGCTGAATAATAGTGAGAACCGAGACTTTAGAACAGGCGGCGGTAACATCTAATGGCAATTGCGACCTATACAGATTTGCAGACATCCATAGCCAATTTTCTGGCGCGTTCTGACTTGACCGCACAAATCCCTGACTTTATTGCGCTGGCTGAAGCCTCTATGAGCCGCGAGCTGGAGACACGCAGTCAGGAAAAGCGGGCAACTGCAAGCACTGTATCGGGCAACGAATATCTGAGCTTGCCAACTGACCTGCGCGAAGTTCGGGAAGTCAAGCTAAACACCTCGCCGCTGACCGTGCTGAGATATTACAGCCCTGTCGCGCTGGATGAGCAGTACGCATCAGAGGGCGGCGGTAAGCCAAAGGGCTATAGCATTGTGGGCGACGAGATAAAACTTCGCCCTGTGCCTGACGCAACCTATTCTCTAGAGATTGTCTATATCGGCTCAATTGAGGCGCTGTCTGCGACAAACCTGACAAACACAATCCTGAGCCGATCACCTGACGCCTACCTTTACGGCGCACTCGCTGAGGCTTATGCTTACCTTCTTGATGAGGCTAGGGCGTCTCAGTATATGGCTCGATTTGACAAGGCTTTGGCACAGATCAAGGTTGACAATCAACGCGCCCATTACGGAACCGGAAGCCTCCAAATCAGTAGTATTTATCAACGCCAATCGCAAGCTGCGGGGACTTAAATTATGAGTGCAATGAGTGACTACCTCGAAAACGAGATATTAGACCACATCCTTGGAACCGGCGCATACACAATGCCGACCACTGTCTACGTCGGGCTGTCCACTGGATCGTTTAACGACGACAACAGCGGCACTGAGCTGACCGGCAACAACTATGCGCGTGAGAGCGCCGCGTTTACTGCCGCAGCGTCTGGCACAACCTCAAACAGCGCGGCGGTTGAGTTTAACGCGGCCACAGGCTCTTGGGGTTTGGTTTCGCACTTCGGCATATTTGATGCGGCAAGCTCCGGCAACCTGCTTATCCACGGTGCGTTCACAACTGCCAAGACAATCGCGTCTGGCGACATCCTGAAAATACCGACAGGTGACTTAGACATCACCGCAGCTTAGGAACGGTAATGGCGACAGGCACCCCGCATTTAGACAACTTCACGTCAAGCATTGACGCGCTGCCACACTCTCTGGACAGCGCGTTACTGCTTACTAAGGTTGATTGGGCAAATCCTGACCTAGAGCAGCTAGACAATTGGGGTACGCTTGAACAGCTAGACGCCTACGGCCTCACGCTAGACCAGTTAGATCAGTTACAAGTCTTGGCCTTTGAAGGTTCTGCTTCTGTTGCTTTGACAGCCACTGGCGCGGTTCAGTTTGCCATTGAATTTGCGGGCGCGGCAACGATAGCCGCGACAGCCTCGGCAACGCCTCAGCATACTCAAGCTGCTGAAGGCTCTGCCAGCATTGCCGCTACATCCACAGGCACGGCAAACCGCATACAGAATATGGCTGCGTCTGTCACTGGCGCTGGCAGTGTAACCGCAAATGCAATATTTATTGCATCTTATGGCGGCAGCGCTACTGTCGCGTTTAACGCTACGGCTCAGGCGTTCTTGGTTTTTGCATTTGAGGGCGACGCCACAGCGGCGATCACATCAACATCTGCGCCGGTCGGCACGTTTGCGATGGCGGGGTCGGCAAATCTTGCGTTGAGTGGTACAATCGCCGGAGAAATATTAGGCGAGGCTTGGGCAGATGAGGCAGACACGGCGGCGACTTGGACTGACGCTGTTGACGTTTCAGCTATCTGGACAACCCAGACAAGCACAACAGCAACTTGGTTAGGGCAATAAATTGATACAGTTTGGCGAATGGCTGCCCGATCAGCCGGATTACTCAAATGCTGGCGTCACTGAGGCTACAAATGTGATCCCTGCGGCTAATGGATATCGTAGCCTAAATGGCTTTGTCGAATATTCTAACAGCGCAGACAGCACTATTCTGGGCATCTTTTCAGCTAAAAACTCATCTGGTGGTGTTCGCCTCTTTGCTGGTGACGCCGCAAAATTATACCTGTTTAATCAGACAGGTTCTGCGCTGGATGACGTTAGCGTGGCTGGTGGATATTCCCTTCTATCATCAGAGCGTTGGCGTTTTATTAAGTTTGGTGAAGAAGTTATCGCTGCTGGCGGTATCGGTGAAAGCCTGCAAAAGTTCAACGTGTCTACTGACAGCGCATTTAGCGTTTTGTCAGCATCTGCGCCAAAGGCAGACTTTATTGCCGCTGTACGCGATTTCGTGTGGACTGCAAATATTGACGAAGGTTCTGGGCGAGTGCCTTACCGCTGTTACTGGTCTGGTTTTAATGACACGACAGCTTGGACAGCAGGCACGGATCAATCTGACTTTCAAGATATACCGGATGCCGGCGCGATAACCGGGTTAGTCGGGGGAGAATACTGCACCATTTTGATGGAACGAGCTATTGTTCGCGCCACTTACACTGGCCCGCCGTTAATCTGGCAGTTCGATAAAGTTGAGACTGCTCGTGGATGTCAGGTTGCTGGCTCCGTCTGCAACATTGGACATATGGTGTTTTACCTATCAGACGACGGTTTTTATATGTTTGATGGATCGAAAAGTCAGCCAATCGGTGCAGAAAAAATAAATCGTTTTTTCTTTGATGACTTTAATTTCGGCTATAAAGACAAAATGACATCTGTTGTTGACCCGCAGAACCAGTTAGCTATCTGGTCATATGTTAGCAACAGCTCAAAGGATGACACGCCCGACAGATTACTTGTTTTTAACTATGCGTTAAACCGTTGGTCTATTGCTAATGTCAAGGCAGACCTAGTGGCACCATTTTTTACTGCTGCCTATACCTTGGAGAGCCTTGACCAGATTAACGCTTCGTTAGATGGCCTGCCTGCCTCTCTCGACAGCGCGTTGTACAAGGGTGGTCAGTATCTGTTTGGCGGTGCGTTAGGTAGTAAGATTCACGCGTTTTCTGGCGATCCACTTGAAGCCACAATTGTGACTGGCGAGACCGGCTTGGCTATGGGCAACCATAATATAATCACGCGGATTTATCCCTACCACGAGGGTGGTTCAGTCGAGTTGTTTGTCGGGCTTAGAGGCACACACACAGATATTGTCTCTTACACTGCTGGTGGCACAACAAACGCCGCTGGCTTTGTGCCGTTTAGGGCGCAGGACAGATACCACCGCGCAAAAATGTATATTTCGGGAAACTGGAGTTACGCACAGGGTATGGATATTGAGGCCAGAAAAGTTGGCCGCAGATGACTGTTGAGCAGCGTAATACTAACTTTCGCACGTTAAACCCTGTCACGGCTACGACACGCGAAGTTGCAGAGGTGCTAAACAGAACTGTTGACGGTGGCCTAAACAGCGTTGGCTACACTACTTTGGCTAACGGCACGACAACCACAACCGTTAGCGACCCTCGGTATGGAGTGCAGAGCGTTGTCTTTTTTACCGGATATAACGAGACTTTAGAACACAGTTACCCATTC